TGCACTGTTTGAGGACTATGACCCGCCAAGACCGCTTTGGCCTGAGTTTTGGTCGTTAAAAGAGCTTTTGGCGTTAAAAACCGAGCTTCCGGCGTCAAAATGGCAAGCCCAGTACATGCAGCAGCCCACTTCCGAGGTCTCGGCTATCGTCAAGCGGGAGTGGTGGAAGATTTGGGAGGAAGATAAACCCCCACTCTGTGAGTTTAAGATTCAGTCGTGGGATACGGCCTTCCTTAAGACCGAGCGAAGCGACTACTCGGCCTGTACGACGTGGGGTGTGTTCTATAGAGAGGACGACACCGGCAAGGCACAGGCGCACATCATCCTGCTCAATGCTTTCAAAGACCGGATGGAGTTTCCAGAGTTAAAACAGGTTGCCTTTAAGCACTACAAGTTGTGGAACCCAGATGCCCTGATCGTGGAGGCTAAAGCTACGGGTGCGCCGCTGATTTTTGAGCTACGTGCTATGGGCATACCAGTGCAGGAGTTTGTACCTAGCCGGGGTAATGATAAGATTGCTAGGTTGAATGCCGTGGCGGACATATTTGCGTCCGGTAAAGTTTGGGTGCCTAATACTAACTGGGCAGAAGAACTTGTGGAGGAGGTTGCGAGTTTCCCTTCGGGGGAGCATGACGACTTGGTGGACTCCATGACTCAGGCACTGTTGCGCTTTCGGCGCGGGGGTTTTATACCGCTGCTTACAGATGAACCAGAACCCCGCAAAGAATTTAAGCGGCATAAAGCATACTATTAAGGACATATCATGGCGATGGAAAAAGGTCTATATGCAGCCCCCACAGGGATTGAAGAAGCTGCCGCGCAAGAACCGATGTTGGAGATTGAGATTGAAGACCCGGAGTCAGTGACCATCGGTGTGGATGGGAAAGAGATTACGATTGAGCCGGGTAAAGAGTCGGATGAGGATTTTACTGCCAATCTTGCTGACTATATGGACGAGGGCAAGCTGCAATCTTTGGCGTCCGAACTGGTTGGTGAGTTTGAAGAAGACGTGAGTTCGCGTAAGGATTGGATGAAAACTTACGTTGATGGTCTTGAGCTTTTGGGTATGAAGCTGGAGACTAGATCAGAGCCGTGGGAGGGCGCTTGCGGGGTGTATCACCCGCTGCTCTCAGAGACATTGGTTAAGTTTCAGTCTGAGACGATGATGGAGACCTTTCCTGCAATGGGGCCGGTCAAGACTGAAATCATAGGCAAAGAAACACCGGAGAAGAAGGAAGCCTCTGTCCGCGTTCAGAACGACATGAACTACCAGTTGACAGAGAAGATGACTGAGTTTCGTCCTGAGCATGAGCGCATGTTGTGGGGCTTGGGTTTGTCTGGCAATGCGTTCAAGAAAGTGTATTACGATCCGTCATTTGCACGGCAAGTATCTGTTTTTGTACCGGCAGAGGACATTGTTGTTCCATATGGCGCGAGTAATCTTCAGACCGCTGAGCGCATTACCCATGTGATGCGTAAGACTAAGAACGACTTGTTGAAGCTGCAAGTGGCTGGGTTCTACCGCGAGGTGGACTTGGGTGACCCCGTCAACTCTCTGGATGAAGTAGAAAAGAAGATCGCAGAGAAGATGGGCTTCAGTGCTACTACCGACGACCGGTTCAAAGTTCTTGAGATGAACGTGGATTTGGATTTGGAAGGGTATGAGCATGAGGACAAGAAAGGAAACCCCACAGGTATCGCCTTACCTTATGTAGTTACGATTGAAAAGGGTACGCAGACCATACTGGGTATACGCAGGAACTGGGAACCCGACGACAAGACTCACGCCAAGCGTCAACACTTTGTTCATTATGGCTACATCCCCGGCTTTGGCTTCTATTACTTCGGTCTGATCCACTTGATCGGGGCTTATGCCAAGAGCGGTACTTCACTCCTCCGTCAGTTGGTAGATGCAGGCACTCTGTCTAACTTGCCCGGTGGTATGAAGACGCGAGGCATGCGGGTGAAGGGTGACGACACGCCGATAGCTCCGGGTGAGTGGAGAGACGTGGATATTCCGAGTGGTGCGTTGCGCGACAACATCATGCCGCTGCCATACAAAGAACCAAGCCAAGTGTTGATGGCGCTGATGAATCAGGTAGTGGACGAGGGGCGTAGGTTTGCCGCTGCCGCTGATTTGAAGGTGTCGGACATGAGTGCGCAGGCTCCGGTTGGTACTACGCTGGCTATTCTTGAGCGCACCCTGAAGGTGATGAGTGCTGTGCAGGCGCGGATTCACTACGCCATGAAGCAAGAGTTGCGGCTCCTCAAGGGCATCATCAGGGACTATACGCCAGCGGAGTATAGCTACGAGCCAGAGGAAGGCAACCGCAGGGCAAAGAAGTCCGACTACGACATGGTGGACGTGATACCGGTCAGTGACCCTAACGCCGCTACTATGAGTCAGAAGGTGGTGCAGTACCAAGCCGTGATGCAGTTGGCGCAGTCAGCCCCGCAGTTATACAACCTCCCGCTGTTGCATAGGCAGATGATCGAGGTGCTTGGGGTGAAGAACGCCAGCAAGCTTGTGCCTACAGAAGAGGATAAGAAACCCTGCGATCCTATTACTGAGAATATGAACATACTGAAGATGAAACCAGTAAAAGCATTTCTCTATCAAGATCACAGAGCGCATATACAAGTACATATGTCGGCGATGAAAGACCCGCAGATTCAGCAGGTAGTGGGTCAAACCCCGATGGCGCAACAGATCATGGCGGCTATGCAGGCGCACATTAACGAGCATATTGGTTACGAGTACCGCAAGCAGATGGAGATGCGGATGGGAACCATGCTACCGGCACCCGAGAAAATTGAAGAAGACGGCATTCCGCAACATATGGAAGTGCAAATTTCGCAACTCGCCGCACAAGCTGGTCAACAGATGTTGCAGCAGAACCAACAGCAAGCAGCGGCGCAAGCAGCACAGCAGCAAGCGCAAGACCCGCTCATCCAACTTCAGCAGCAGGAGTTGCAGATTAAACAGCAGGAGTTGCAACGCAAGACGCAAAAAGATCAAGTTGACGCTGCCGCTAAAGCAGATCAATTGGATATTGAGAAGGAACGCATCGCCGCTCAAGAACGTATTGCGGGTATGCAGGTAGGTGCGCAAGCCGCCAAAGCTAAAGCTGAATTAGCTGCTAAACAGCAGATGGAAGGTCTTCGTATTGGTACAGATGTCGCTCATAAACAAGCGCAATTACAACAAACAAATAAACAACAGAACAATCAACCAAAAAGGTAAACGATGAATACTACGCTTGACGTACTGCTTAAGCAGTGCAGAGATAAGCGCATGCAAGTAACCGACTCCGTTGCTAACGGTGCAGCTAAAGACTACGCAGAATATCGCGCAATGTGTGGGGAAATTCGAGGTCTTCTCACAGCAGAAATGTACGTTAATGACCTTGCAAAACATATGGAGACATCAGATGAGTGAAATTTTGATCGGTCAGAACCCGGATAAACCGGAGCAGTCCACCGTACTTCCAGAAACGCAAGAAGCAAAAGCAAAGCAACTCCCGCAACCGTCTGGGTACCACATCCTTTGTGCAATCCCTGAGATTGATGGGACGTATGAAAGTGGTCTTGTTAAAGCGGATGTCACCATGTCGCATGAAGAACGTCTGACTACGGTGCTGTTTGTTATTGCACTTGGCCCTGATTGTTATAGGGACGAGAAGCGGTTTCCTAGTGGGCCGTGGTGCAAGCAGGGTGATTTTATTCTGGTACGTCCGAATACGGGTTCACGGATCAAGATTCACAACCGCGAATTTCGCATGATCACTGATGACAATGTTGAAGGTGTTGTCGAAGACCCACGCGGCATCGCTCGCGCATAAGGAGAAACTCATGGCAGAAGCAGAATATAAGTTTCCAGACGAAATTGAGGAAGCTGAACGCGACGAACTAGATGATAAGTTGGTCATTGAGGTTGAAGATGATGCCCCGGAACAAGATCGGGATGTGCGCCCGTTACCCAAGGAAACCGTTGATTCTTTGGAAAATGACGACCTTACTAGCTATGGTAAAAAGGTAAAAGCACGGCTGTCGGAGATGAAAAAAGTTTGGCATGATGAACGCCGGGCCAAAGAATCCGCAGATCGTGAGCGGCAAGAGGCCGTTTCCTTAGCCCAAAGGGTGCTGGAAGAGAACAAACGCCTTAAAAATACCCTTTCCGAGGGGGGTAGACAGTACGCTTCAACGGTACAAAATGCTGCTCTTTTGGAAGTAGACGCTGCTAAGAGAGCTTACAGGGACGCGTACGATTCGGGTGATGCTGATAGGCTAGTAGAAGCACAGCAGAAATTGACTGAAGCTAGCATTAGGCAAGATAAAGCACAAAATTTTAAACCCCCTTTACAAGTACCAGAGGATGAGGTAGATTCACAATACGTATCTGCTCAAACTCAGTCCGCACCCAGAGTTGATCCGATAACTGCGAAGTGGTTGGAGACAAACACTTGGTACGGATCAAATGGTAATCGTACTATGACATCGTTTGCCATAGGTATGCACGGAGATTTGGAAGAACAATACGGAGGCCAATACGTTGGTTCCGCAGACTACTTTAGTAAGATTGACGCAGAAATGCGCATACGCTTCCCCGAGAAATTTCCCGGAGAGGCAAAAACGCAGGTAGAGGATGAAGAATCCGGCCAGCGCACAGCCAAACTATCTTCAGTCGTAGCACCAGCAACGCGAAGCACGGCGTCAAAACGAATTGTGCTAAAAGCAAGCCAAGTGGCTCTTGCCAAAAAACTTGGTCTGTCAAATGAGCAGTACGCTCTTGAAATGCAACTACTGGAGAAAAATAATGGCTGAACAAAATCGCATCGCTCGTGAGTTAGAGACTCGTGTAACTACACAGCGCAAAACACACTGGACACAACCCGGAGGTTTACCCACTCCTGAACCGGAAGATGGTTATACCTTTAGGTGGATACGGACGGCTCTTCTAGGTCAATTTGACCCCACGAA